TACAAATATCTCACGATGCCTCTGATAGTTACATAAATAACTTAACTGGCGATTTAACTATAAAAAACTTAGCAGATGACAAAGATATAATATTTCAAAGTGATGATGGTTCAGGTGGTACAACTACATATTTTAGATTAGATGGTTCTACTGAGCAAAATGTAGTTTCTAAGAATATGAGATTTGAAGATAGTATTCAATGTCAGTTTGGTGCAGGATCAGATTTAAGAATATATCACAATGGTAGTAACAGCTTTATACAAGATACAGGAACAGGTGGGCTTGTTATATCAACAAGTTTGTTAGAAGTATATAATGCAGCAGTTGATGAATTTATGATTGTAGGTACTGAAAATGGTGCTGTAGATTTATACCATAACGGAAGCAAAAAGTTTGAAACTACAAGTACAGGCGCAAAAGTTACAGGCAGTAATTTTAATGTATTTGCTGCATCAGGTGCAACTAAATTAGAGTTTGGTCAAACAAATGGTAATTGGAAATTAGAAGCAGGTAATGGTGGAAATAATACACTTATAATTGGTAGTGTTAGTAATTCTACAAACAACATAACTCTAGATACAACAAATGGCGGTAGCGCAACTTTTGCAGGTAATGTAAGTTTAGCAGATAGTAAAAAAGTTATATTTGGTGCAGGAACGGATTTACAAATATATAGTGATGGTACAGTTGGTAATATAAAAGGAGATGATGTTAGATTAGTAAATGCTTCAGGAGAAAATATTTTCAGAGTTAATGGAGATGCAGCAGAATTATACTATAACGATTCTAAAAGGTTTGAAACTACAAGTACAGGAGTTACAGTTACAGGGGTTGCAGTAGCAGATGGTCTTGATTTAGGAGATAACGAAAAAATAAGATTAGGAGCAAGTCAAGATTTAGAAATATATCACGACGGAAGTAATTCTATTCTTGATAATAACACAGGTGATTTAATTATAAGATGTGATAGTGATGATATAAAAATACTAGCAGAAGATGATATTCTTTTAAGAGACAATGATGATAGTACGAATTTTATACATTGTATTAATGGAGGTTCTGTAGATTTATACCACAACGGAAGTAAAAAATTAGAAACTACAAGTACAGGAGTTAGTGTAACAGGTACTAAATTATTATTAGAGGATTCTACTGCTGATGCAGCAGTACAAATTAGTTTTAAAAATGATGCAAGAGAATGGCGTACAGGAGTGCACGGTGGAATTAATGATTCTTATACTTTATATGATAACACCGCTGCCTCAACAAGATTAGTTGTTAATAGTTCTGGAAATGTAGGAATTTCGACTACTTCGCCATCACAACCTTTTCACTGCAACGGTAATGCGCTTATTGCAAAATTAGGAATTCAATCTTTTAATGCAAGTTTTGATTTATATAACAACGGCACTACTTATTTAAATGGTGCTGTTACAACAGGTGCTAATTTAACTGTAACAGGTGCATTAAGTAAAGGCTCAGGATCATTTAAAATAGAACACCCTGTAAAACCTGACACACATTATTTATATCATTCTTTTGTAGAATCGCCATTAACAGATTTAATATATAGAGGAAAAGCAAAACTTGTTGATGGCAAAGCATTAATTAATATTGATGAACATTTTGGAATGACAAGTGGAACATTTGAAGCTCTAGTAGATGACAAGCAAGTATTCACAACAAATGAAGATAGTTGGGATCTAGTAAAAGGAAAAGTAAAAGGCAATGAGTTAAATATAGAATGTCAAAACAAAGATTTTAACGGTTATATTTCGTGGCTTGTAATAGGCGATAGAAAAGATAAACATATAATGGAAGTGGATTGGACTGATGAAAGAGGTAAACCAAAACTAGAAATAAAAAAATAAGTAATTATGGCAAAATCAAAAATAAGTTATAACTGGGTTATCAATGCTCTTGATGCAAAGATTAAAGAAGACTCAAAAGACAATGTAGTATATAACATACATTGGGGTTACAATGCTAACAAAGGCGATTATAATGCAAATATGATAGGCACTTATGGTGTTGTATATGACAAAGATAATTTTGTTGAATATGATAAATTAAAAAAGTCTGACGTAACTAAATGGCTTGAAGCTGGACTAGATGTAGATTCTATGAAAAGCAATCTTTTAGGTCAAATAGATAAAAAAGAAAATCCAACAGATGTTGTGTTAAGACCAAGTTGGTAATTTACTATATTTGATTAAAATATAAAATTATGAGTAAAAAATTAGAACAATCAGAATTAGAGTACATAAAAGATCTGTTAGATAGTAAAACAAAAAACTATATGGCAATAGGTCAAAAGTATGAGCAAAGAGAAATACTACTTGCACAAGCAAATAAACTTGTCAATGAAAATTTAGAATTTCAATCAGACTTTGATAAAAATATGAAAAAGCTAGAAGAAAAGTATGGCAAAGTAAATATTGATCTTAATGATGGCTCTATTCAAGAAATAGAGAACGATGAGCAAAGTAATAAATGAGGAAACTCAAGTAAAATTAGATTTAAAAACTATCTCGTTGATAGTAGGTGGAGCAATATCTTTAGCTAGTATGTATTTTATTATGCAAGCTGATATAGCTGAAGCTAAAGAATTACCAGCTTTTCCAGTTTCTGATAAAGAAATAGAATTTAAAGACAAACTTATACGTTCACAGATAGACTTAACTCAACAACAGGTAGAAAACATTCAAGAAGATGTAAAGGAAATCAAAGAAACTGTTGAAAAGATAGAAGAAAGAATTTATGAACTTAAAAGATAAAATATGTGTCCTATTAACTGTCCTATTTGCATCAACTGTCAGTAGCCAATACTATAAAGAAAAAATTAGTGTTGTGCTTTTCAAAGCAGATTTTGCACAAGAAATATCTCTTAAAGATTATAGAGAGCATAATACCTATGTTTTTGATTTTGAAAACTCAAAGCACGAAGATTATTTTATAGATGACGAAATAGAGTTTTTGCCTACACTTATACTATTTAATAATGGAAAAGAAATATACAGAATAGAAGCAGGTATCACACTTAAAATGCCTGTAGATTACAAAACAAGATTAGAAAAACAAATAGATAAATTAATTGAAAATAAATTTTAAGATGAAAAAACTACTAACTATAATTTTTATTTTTATGTGCTTAAATCTTTCATCACAAGTTATTGATGATGTTAGTAATAAATCAGATAAAATAGTAAATAAATTTAAAAAGAAGAACTTTTTTAAAGGCATATATGATGATGTTTTTAAATACTCAACAGTTTATATAGCAGGGGATATTTCAAACGCATATGAAAACACTAGAAAAGATTATTTTGTAGAAAGACCTAGCGATAATAATTTATATGATATTCCAAAAGTTATTGATGTAACAGAATATTATAAACCTGATTATCGTATTGGTGTAGGTATTCGTAGATTAGCTAGATTTGATTATGAAATTAAACAAAACTATATAGATGGTACAGAAAATATGATAGGCCTGTCAGCACCGACAGCAGCAGTAAAAGGCTTTGAGTATTTGTTTCATTATGAAAGAGAAAGAGAAAGAGGAGAAGAATTTACAAACTCACGATATTTTTTAAGACATACAGGCAAGTATCATATTGTAAAACTAGAACAAAGAGAACAGGGTAACGTGGGATTTAAATATCAATCAGGCGAGGTAAGATTTAGATTACCGATAGGTAACAAATTTAGTATTAGTTTGGGTGGCATATATAGAACACATCAAACCGCCTATGGTTATAATCCAATAGAGATATGGTTGAACGAGACTGCTATTTATGTAAGCTCAACAGGAGAAGAAATTGAGTACCCTGCTAACGCTTGGTATTCACTAGGATTTTTATATGGTTACACAGATCACTTTACTAAATACACAGATGTTAATACAGGCGAGGAAAGATATGATTGGATATGGAAAGATAGTGATGGCAATATAGTAAGCTATTCAGATATTCAATTTAGACAAGAAATCTTTGGAGACTTAATGAATAGATATAACAATGAGATATGGGATGAACTAGATGGTTTTGGTGTTGTATCTGCTGTTGTTGGATTTGATTTTTATTACGCTAGAAGTAAATTTTGGTCTCATATATACGGAAGTTATTTACCACCATATCATAAATACGTACAAGGAGACGAACAGTATTCTTATATGAATAGAAACAATTGGGGTAAAGGTGGTTTAAGAAAAGATAGTGAATTAGAACAATGGGAAGATTATCAAGCTGGTGCAATTATAGGAATTAAACTTAACAGGTTTGGTATATTCATTGAGGGAGAGTACACTAAGTTTTGGGACACAGAAATATTTAACAGCTCAATAGGCATAAATTATAGGTTATGAGTACAGAATTATCAGAAGATACAAAATTAACACTTGATCTAAAAACAATAGGAATTATTGTATCAGGTGTTTTAGCACTTGCGAGTATGTGGTTTACTTTACAAGGAGATATAAACGATTTACAAAATAAAATTGATAGTCTAAGTGGCGAAGAATTTGTTAAGAAAATGGAATTTCAGTTAAAAGACGAATTAGTTAGATCAACTATTATTACAATAGAAAAATCCACAGATGGTTTAAAAGAAGATATTTTAGACAATAAAGAATCAATAAAAGAGTTAGAGAATAAAGTTTATAACAAATGAAAAATTTAATTACAACACTTATATTTTTTATATGTAGTTTTTCTTTTAGTCAAGATATGACTATTTTACATATAAACGCTAAATGGAATCAGTCTAACGACTATGATTTGAAATCTATAAAACACGCTAAAGTTTTAATGCTTTTTTTAGAAGAACAAAAACCTGAATTAAAATCACAAATAAAATCAGTACCTACAATTGTATTAATTGGAAAAGATGGAAAACCTAAAGGTCAATGGTCAGCAGGTTTAGCTTTTAAATTAGAAGTGCCTATTGAAGAAATACAAGGTAGGATCAACAAAATACTATTTAAGGACTAATGAGAAAAATAAATAAACTTATAGTACATTGTTCAGCTACACCAGAGTTTAAAGATTTTGATGTAGAAGATATAAGAGAGTGGCACGTTAAAGGAAATGGCTGGTCTGATTGTGGCTATCATTATGTTATAAAACTAGATGGTACAGTACAAGAGGGTAGACCTGTAGAGAAATCAGGAGCTCACGTTGCAGGACATAATAAAGACAGTATAGGTGTTTGCTATATAGGAGGAATAGATAAAAATATGGAAGACTGGAAAGACACTAGAACACCTGAGCAAACAGAATCTTTAAATAATTTATTAATAGATCTTAAGTCTAAACACCCAGAATCTATTGTATATGGTCATAAAGATTTTACTGACAAAAAAGAATGTCCGTCTTATGACGCTAAAGAAGAATATAAATTAATAAGCAATGAGTAAAAAACCTTTTAAAGACAGTACTGTAGGTAAACTACTATTTGGTGCTGCATCAATAGTCAATCCTACTCTTGCTAATGTGTTAAAAGGAGTAACATCTCCAAAAGATGCAATAGTAGAAATTGGTAAGGCAAAAATTCCGAACGTAGAAAAAATAAAGTTACAACAGCTTATATATGAACAACAAAATAAAGAAATTGAAGAAATAAGCACAAGATGGGTCTCAGACTCAAAAGGTAGTTGGCTTACGCAAAATGTAAGGCCTCTTGTTTTAGTATGGTGTATTGTTATATTTTCCTTTGCAGGTATATTAGATAGTGTTGATAGCATACCTTTCCACATTAACGAAGTATGGAATGATACGTTTGAAAAAGTTATGATGGCTGTTGTATTAGCTTACTTTGGTGGTAGAACAACTGAAAAAGCAACAAGTATGTTTAAAAAATAAGTATGGAAACATTAAAACACATTTTAGGTATCTGTGGAGAGCCACATATAAATATTTATACAATAATATTATTTATAGTATTATCATATATTTTATTTAAAATTAAGATTAAAAATGGCTCGTAAATTAAAAATAGAAGTTTATAGATCAAAAAGCAGAAAGCGTAAAGGCATACACTCAAAATCCAAAAGTAGTAAAGTAAAAGCAAGTAAGAATTATTTAAAAAGATATAAAGGTCAAGGTAGATAAAATAAATTTATATATTTGTATTTGCTATACGCAAAACTTCTGCAACCTAATAAAGATGGACGGCAGTTGGATCAGGCAATTAGATTATTTTGTTTTTCTAGGGAGCTTTTTCTTTTCTTTCTTTTGGTTACTTTTCTTTCTTTTCTTTTATTTTTAAATATATTTGTTATATGCCTAAGAAAATATCTCGTAAAGGTCTTATAAAAAAACTAGACAGAATATTCTCTGAATACATACGAAAAAAAAATGCAGACAAAAAAGGTTTTGTTAAATGTATAACTTCTGGTAAAAAATATCACTATAGCGAAGTTGATGCAGGGCATTTTATATCTCGCAAACAAATGAGTACAAGATGGCACGAACAAAACGTCTGGCCGCAAAGTAGGTTTGACAACCGCTATAGATACGGACTACAATATCAATATAGTCTTGCATTAGAAAAAAAGAAACCAAACCTCCCTAAACATCTTTACAAGCTATCTAAAAAAACAACTAAGTATTCAATGCCAGATCTTTACGAAATGGTAGAAAAATATAAAATTAAACTAGAAAAACAGAATAAAAGATTATCTTTATGAGCTCTTACCAACTTTGGTAAGCGTTTTGTTTTTAAAGGGGAGGATTAATTTTCTCCCTTTTTTTTGTTTATTAACAATATTTAATTATCTTTATGTAAAACAAAACGATATGGATCAACAAGAAAAAGAATTATTAGAATCTATACTTCAGCTTTATTCTGCAAAAACAATATCTAAAGAATTAGTTATACAACACATAGACATACTAATTAGAAAAAAACAAATAGATATACAGGTAAAAAAAAATCATAAATATCAAATATAGTTATGACAAAAAATATAGCACCACCAAATCCTGACGAACTTAATAATAGAATAAAATTATTAGGGAAAAAAGTGAATACTATAATGAAAGTATTAAATGAACTAAAAAGTGAAAACAAAGATTTAAAAATAAAACTAAATATAGTTATGAAAAAAAATTATATTTATAACGACAGAACATTAGAACAAGAATTAAAAACAAATTAAAATGAATTATAAAGCAAAAATTAAAGATATTTTAAAACTAAATAAACAGGCTTTCGGAGATGGTATATTTACATATAAAATAACAACCTCAAAACATACAGGCCTATACTATACATCTAAACTATCATTAAAAGTAAATGATGAAATAGAGTATAATTATGTAATGCAAAAAAACAATGATTATAAATTTAAAGATGTAAAGAAAGTTGCTATGTATGATAATTACAATAAGCAAGAAAATATACAACCACAAGTAAGATTAGACACAGGTAGGTCAATACTTTTACAAGTTGCTTTTAAAGAAGCATCAGCTTCATATCTTGCAGGAAAAATAACAGTAGATGAAGTGGAAGCATTAACAAATAAATACTATAACATAATAAATAAATAAAATGGAATTAATAGGTAAAATAAAACAAATCGGAGAAACAAAAGAGTATGGATCTAATGGATTCAGAAAAAGAGAATTAGTATTAACAACTGAAAAACAAACTAAAGACAAAAAGTATTACGATCATATACTAATTGAATTTATACAAGATAACTGTCATACACTAGATAGCTACAATGTTGGTGACAATGTTAAAGTTTCCATAAACATAAAAGGTAGAGAATGGACTAACAAAGACAATGAGATAAAATTCTTTAATTCTATACAGGGTTGGAGAATAGAGAAAGACAGTCCAGTTACTTTACAAGAACAAAACAAAGATAGAGAAACAGCAGATCCTTTACCTTTTTAATGTCTAAGATAAAGACACCAGAATATTATAATGGTCAGAATGATTATACAGCAAGAGAGGTTGTAGAAAATTTTGACCTTAATTATAATCTTGGTACTGCTTGTACTTATATATTAAGGGCGTATAGAAAACACGAAACACCTAATAAATGTATAGAAAAAGCAATTCATCACTTACAATTTGAACTAGAAAAACTACAAAAAAACTAATGTTAATAAACTTCGGAGATGAGCTTGACAAAGTAGATCAAATTAGAAAAGGAATACTTAAAGAAGCACCGAAGATCAGTATAGACGAAATTGACAACGTAAT